TAATACCAATAGAGTCAACATTAGTTACATCTTCATAGGTTATAGTTCCAGCTACAGAAACATTACCAGTGAAAAGAGCATCTCCATCTACATAGATTTTATACTCAGATCTTGCAGTAGTTCCAATACCAACATTTTTAGTTGTATGAATTCCTACAGAATCTACTTGCCAAGTTCCACCAGCACCAACACTTCCACCTAAACTTTCACTTGCAATCCCAACCCATTGAGATCCATTGTAAATTAAAAGTTTTCCATTACCAGTAGTTTGGTCAAAAGAAACATCATCAAGGTCCTTAATGAATCCAGCTCCACCCCCTCCCATTGTTGAGAGTTGAGTTTGGATTCTGTTAATAAAGATTCTGTAGTGATTTGCAAGATCATCTAAAGTCGCAAACTTTTGATCCATTGGAGTTAATGGATCCGGAGTAACTCCTATAGATTCTTTTTCTTGTGGAGGTTCTGTTAATAAGTTTTCTTGTAAACTTTTTTGTTCAATCTTAATTGTCTCTACAAGATCATAAAGATCTTTAATATCTTTCGTTACATGTCTAAGATCTTCATCATAATATTTTACTTTAGGAAGACCTGAAATCTCTTCCTTAAGAGTTTCAAAATAACTTAAAAGAACCTGATCTGTTTTAACACTGTTTTCATTAATCTCTTTGAGCTTTTCTTCGAGACCTTGTTTTAGAGAGTTATACTCATTGGTGATTTGTTTCTTTAACTTACGATCATCATCTTTAAACTCTTTATGATATTCCCAAATTTTAAGAGATGATTCTCTAAGTTCTTTCCAAATCCTATTTTTTACTTCCTCATATTTTTTATCTAACTTTTCGATGTTAGATTCAACTTCAACTTTATTTTCAAAAAACTTAACTTCAGTTTCTTCAATAATAGAGTTGAGGTCTAATTTAACTGTTTCTCCTAAAGTTTCAATCTTATCATTGATCTTAATGAAGTCATCATCAATAACACTAAAAGTCTTTCCAATCCAAGAGAAATCCGGAACTTCATTTACTTCATTAACCCACTTTGGAAAAGTTGGGATTTGATTTTTTACATCTTGGATATTTTGTTCTAATCTTTCAATATCTTCTTCATAATATCTTACCTCAGGTATTTCTGACCTTACCTGATCTACAATTTCGCAAAGTTTTTCTAATTCTTCATCGTAATATTTTATTTCTGGGATCTCTGGGATGTCCTTTCTTACTTCAGAGATTAACTCCAGTATCTTGGCAATCAGATATCCTTCTGACTGAGTTTCACTATCTTTAGAGTCTGATACTACTAATGTTCCATTAAAGTCCCCAGAAACATTAATAGATTCTTCATTTAATTCTACTTCTTCTTTCTCTATATAATCTTCTACAGAAGGTAGTTGTTCATCAACCTCCTCTGTTATAAATTCATTGACTGATGGGAGATTATTGTTGTTAGCAAAATCTTCAATGGAAGGTAAATCCTTTGACATCTTATTAGTAACGTGTGTACTTCGGGATTTCTCTCCCTTTTCACTATTTATTATCTTCTACTATTCCGTTCTTAAGTAACTTAGATAATTCTGCTGTCGAACCAACAAAAAGGGCATTGGTAACATTTGTTGGTCCTTTGACTTTTTGTTCGTCAATATCTTTTAGTTTCTTTTGAAGATCTATGAGCTTATCTGTTGCATCAGCAACATTTTTAATTAGTTGCCCAGCAACCTCATAAGCTCTTGGCATCTCACTTTCTTGGGCCAACTCAAGAATTCCATTAAGAGCTTCTTGTCCCTTTTCTATAATTGAATATAGATTGCCTCTCGTATACTCATAATCTTTTTTAAGGTCGTCAGATTCCTTTGCAATCTTTTCAACCTTTTGTTCAGTACTCTCAATCTCTTTGGATACTACTTCTCCAGCCACATTAAAAGTCTCATTCAGATCTTCAAATTTTTTTGTCATTTTCATACTCTTTCATTAGAAGGAACCATCAAATCCAAAGTTATCTCCAAGTTCAATAAGAGGAGCATCTGCTGTTGTAATCAGATTGACATTAGATCCACCAACATGTTTTGCTGCCGTAGTTGAATCATAGGCTCTTTCAACAGCAAGTTTATTTCCTGATTTGCTAACTACTCTGAAGTTTTCTTCGCCAATTACAAGAACATCTAAAGTAGAAATTCCTGAAGCATCCGCAACTTCTATAGTTGTGACTGAGTTAGTAATATCACCAACAAGAGTTGTTACTACATTATTTGTATAACTCTTGGTAGCAACTGGATCGACACGATATGTAAGATCTCTTGTTCCTCCCGTAGAATCTCCAGCAATATATCCAATAGAAGCTCTTTTGATAATATCCTTGGAAACATCGGAAACAGGACCAAAGAGATATGTTTTTGCTGTAAATCTGAGAGTATAAATTAAAGCCCTTCTTTGAGAATAATCACCCTCATATTCATCTCTCATTTCAATCCCTTCAAAAATAATTGGAATATCTCTCTTTTCTCCAATGGTATCAATTAAATCAACTGACAGTGTGTATGCTGGTTGGAAGTACGGAAGAATCTGTTCCACAATCTGAAGCATGTCATCATTCAACTTGGTATAAATGCTAAGTTCAAATGACATGTTGTAGGGAACAGGCATGTATGTCTTTCTTGGTTGAGTTTTGTCTGAAGAAAGACCAGATAAGAATGTTTGAGTAGTTGTTACTTTTCTTGTAGTATCATAAGTTAAACCAAGAAACTCAAATGACATTCTTGGTAATGACATTTGAACTGGTTTGTTGAGATCTTGTACCTGTTCCAGTCTTGCCAAAAACTTTTGTGTTGGGCTATAGGCGAGAGGAACCTTCATCATACTCACGGTATTGTCAGAATCATTCGTGTGTTTGATGTTGATATTATTGAACAATGTTCCAAAGGAAACAATTGTTCTTCTCAATATCTCGTGATAAAAATACTCAAACATTTGTCAGGGAAATGTGATATACTATTTATGGTGTTCCGAATGGATTAGTTTCGGAAAAATCAAGTATGGCATCTGCTTCAAGTTCAATGTTATCATTATCTGCATATGGATCTACAAGATTGTCTGTATTGACTAATCTAACCTGATAAGAAGCACTAGAAGCAGATCCAACAAGTACATCTCCATTAACAAAAGTTCCACTGATATTTGATACTTCCAATTCATTAGTAACAGAATCCCACTTTCTTACAAGAGCTGTTGTTCCACTGATACTTCCAGTTACAGTTTCATTGTATTGGTAACTTCCGGAACCTGAAGAGTATGGTGAGGAGATTGTAATGGTTGGAACTTGTGTGTATCCAAGTCCAGCATTAGTAATGTAGATCGCAGTTACTATACCTGCAGAACTGATATAAGCCTTACCAGTAGCAGTTACACCAGTTCCAGGACCACTGAATGTAACTGTTGGAGGATTAGAGTAACCACCACCACCATCAGAAATAGTGATTGGTCCAATGACGCCATCTCCAATGGTTGTAGTTGCAGCAAATCCAGCACCTCCACCACCAACAACGACGACAGAAGGTGGAACAGTATATCCACATCCAGGATTGATAAGTTCAATTCCTTGTACTTTGAAATTTTCTGTAAGACCATTACAGTCCACAAGGTCTCCAATTAAAGTAGCAATTCCCACAGCTGTTGTTCCTCCAACAGGTGCTGAAGAAAATGCAACTCTCGGTCTAGAGGTATAACCATTACCCCTATTGGAAATCGTTACAAATCTTACTCCACCTGTTGTGCAAATTCCACTGACAGTTGCAATAGCTGTTGATCCAGTACCAATGACCGTAAGAGTTTGAATATATCCTTCTCTAGAGACATTATCATCAATCTCATCTACACCAGTATCAACAACTTCATCCTCATATCTAAAGAGCTCACATCTCAGTTCATAAACATAAGTTTTTTGAAGTTGATAGAAAGGTTTCTCGTGCTCAACAAATTTAATTTCAAACAATCTATCTCCAAGAGGAAACCAAATTAGATCTCCTTCTTTTGGTCTTGTAGATAATTTTACATCAGGGAGATTTTTGATTAATGGTGAAATATAAGTTTCAAATCTTTCCTTTGATATGATTAAATTTAAATCATTGAGTGGTTGAACACCAAACTTTGACAGAATAGTTCCTTGACCTTCGTATCCATCATAAGTATCTACATAAGCTTCTATTGGATATGCATTATCAAACTTAGATTCAATAACTTCCTTTATGACTGTTCTTTCAGTTACATACTTGCGAGGCAAATAATAAACTTCTACTCCATACATACGGAGTTGTTCATTGACCAAACTCTGAATCAATGATTGTTCTGATTTTGATCCCTGAAGAAAAAATGGATTTAACATATCATCCAATCATATCTAGTGGTGGAAGTTCATAAGTATTGGACATTTTTTCCATAATCACATCAAGTTCTTTTTGTCCATCATCATAAATTTGTCTACCATTCAACTCAACACCACCAGGAAGTTTTACGCCTTGGAACTTCATTAAGTTTTGTCCCCACTGTTTTTTAATCAGTGCAGTCAAATACATCTTTAAGAAGGAATCATTCCAAACTCTAGAGTAATCACTTGGATCCAGTGTTCTATAACAATCAATGATCAAGTATGTTCCAGCATTCACTGAACCCCAGTCAATATCCAAATATAACCTATCTTGTCTCTTATTGAATCTAATTTGTTTCTGAGTCGTAAGTAAGAACTCAATATCCTCAAGGTATGTCTTTACCATTGCATAAGTAAGAAGTTCAGTTGATCCCCAATAATAGATATCGTTTAAGAACAACTGATACTTCACACTAAACATATTATTTGTGATAGTATTAGTTCCATCAAAGTGGAATATCTTATTCACACCAATAACAGAAGGTGGAATCTGAAGATAATTACCACCTTCATAAAAATTGAACTGTGTAGTTAAACCAACATTATGATCTACGGTTATCGTGCTAATTCCGACCCCAGAAGTTGGTTGAGATCTACCTCTGTTAATATCATCGTCAGTAAGTTGATATTTTAAAAATGTAGGATAAACCCCATCAAAATGTCTTTCTTGGAAGAATTGGATAGCGTCATCTACCAAATCTTCAATTTGTTCATCGGCGACGTTGATTTCCAAAACTGGAGCACCCAGTTTTCTTTTACAGTAATCAATTAACTCTTGTCTAGATGATGGTTGTGCCATTTATCCAATTACCCCTTAAGGTATTTATGGTGCTGATGATATTCCAGGAACTACTAAAACATTTCCACTAGCAATTCTATAAACTGTGGAACCAGAACTTACGAGAATATCGTAGACATATCTTCCTTCTGATAAGGATCTCGTATCAGTAGATCCAAGAGAAAGATCAAACTTACCTCCAATAGCACTTGTGAATCCCACTGTAAAGGTTGCTGCAGCATAATAAGAAGATCCAATAGAGACACTCTTTGCTAATTGAGATGATCCTGTCCAACCATCAAAATTAAAAGCGGAACCTGATGTAGTTTTTACAGTGAAACTATCTTTAAAAGTTGCTCCAGTATTGATTACAAGATTTACTCCGTAAGCAACACCAGAGGTTGGATCAAAAGTGATTG